AGATTTATCAACACTTGGTTGACCGAGACTCAGCGATAATGGCTTACAGCGGCTATTTCCGCGATAATACGTTTATGGTTCTGAGGCGCGACGGCTAATGGTCACCATCCGGTTGTTAGGTGAAGCTGGTCGTCGTTACGGACGTAGGTTTCAGCTTGCTGTGAAGACACCTGCTGAGGCTTTAAGGGCATTGTGTTTGCAGATCCCTGGTCTTAGGCAGTATCTGCTGGAATCAGGCGATAAGGGGATCAGCTGGCGCGTTGTGACTGATCACGCGGAAGGGCTTGATGAGGATCAGATGTTGTGGCCACTGAGCAAAAGGCTGGTGCTGGCTCCATTGCCTGCTGGTCGCGGTGGAGTGGGCAAGATTATCGCTGGTGTGGCGTTGGTTGCGCTTGCGGTATTTGTGTTACCTGGAGCGGCTATTGGCCTTTTCGGTTTGGGTCAAATTGGTCTAGGTGCATTGGCTGCTCCTGTTGGCGCAATCGGCGCTTCACTGATCTTTGGTGGCGTAGCGGACCTATTAACGCCAACGCCCAAGATGCCCAATGTCAAAGGCGGTGGCTTAGGTGGCGGATCGAGTTCAACATCAGGTCGTGACAGGGACGAGCAACTGAACAGCTTTGCTTTTGATAAGTCGAACGCGAATACAGTGCAGGGGGACGTGGTTCCTGTTCTTTACGGTGAGCGCATCATTGGCGCGTTGCCAGTTCTGAGCTTTGGCCTTGAATTGCAGAATTACTTGTGATGGACGATCAAACCCAAGTGAACGATCTAGAGGTCAGCGGTGCTGGTGGTGGTGGTGGCGGAAGGAAACAAACCGTCAACCAAACCGTCAATCAAACGGTTGTTGTTCAGAATCCATCAAGACAGCCAGTAGTTGCAGCTAATAACTTATTTTCAGTTGCTTTTGCAAAAACAGTTTATGCAACAAGCGAAGGTGTACTTGAAGGTTTTCCTAATGGCATCAACAAGGACGTTTACCTTGACGGCGTTCCAATTCAAAACCCAGATGGAACGAACAACTTCGATGGTTTTACTCTTGACTCAAGGCTAGGCGAAGACGAAACACAAACGCCTATCAATGGGTTTAGTACAACTGAAAACACTGTTGGCGTCAATGTAAACGTCACTCAAACTGCCGGTCCAGTCACTAAACAAATCACAGACAAGGACACAGAGCGTTGCCGGGTAATAATTGCCCTTCCTGCTTTACAAGCTCAAAACCAAAGCAACGGTGATGTTTCTGGCACAAGCGTCAGCTTTAGTATTAAAGTTAATTCAAATGGCGGCAGTTATACAACTATCTCGTCGCCAACTATTAGCGGAAAGTCAAACAGCGAATTTCAACGCGCTTATGAGTTTAACTTGCCTGGAACTGGCCCTTGGAATGTACGACTCACAAGACTGACCGCTGACAACAACAACAACAGTTTTATCCAAGACACAATTAATTGGCAGAGTTTTGTCGAAATTATTGATGAAAAATTTGCTTATCCGAATACCGGCCTTGTCGCGTTAAAGGTTGACGCGAGGCAGTTCAACACGATCCCTGACGTTTCAGTAAAGCTTCGCGGTAAGCGTGTCCAGGTTCCTACCAACTATGACGCTGCAACTCGTACTTATACGGGTTTGTGGGACGGAACGTTCCAGATGGCATGGACTGATAATCCTGCTTGGATCTTCCGTGACATCGTTCTAAACGAACGCTTTGGCGTCAAACGCTATGTCAATTCTATTGCTATTGATCCCTGGTATCTCTACACCGTTTCTCAGTATTGTGATGAGCTAGTGCCATCTGGCAGCGGTGGTACGGAGCCTCGTTTTACTTGTAACGTCTACTTACAGAACCCAGGTTCAGTTTATCAAGTGCTTAATTCGCTTGCCTCTTGCTTTAGAGGTTTGCTTTACTACAGCGAAGGAGAACTGTATTTAACGCAAGACCGAGAGCAAAACGTAGTTCAGCAATTTAGCGAAGCCAACGTCATTCAAGACGTAGCAGAAAACGGAGAAGTTCAATCGCCATGTTTCAGCTATGCGGGTTCAGCTAGAGCCGCACGTAAGACCGTGGTTTTGGCGAACTGGGACGATCCAACGCAAGTCTATTCAAGCGTCACAGAATATCAGCAAGATGATGAGCTGCTAGACAAATTTGGGTATAACCCTGTTGATCTTCGATTGATTGGCGTTACATCTCGTGGTCAAGCTTTACGAGCTGCCAAACATACGCTTTTTAGTGACAGGTATGAAACCGAAAAGGTTAGTTTTCGTATTGGAGCGGAAGGTATTGCTGCTGGGGTTGGCGAGATTATTAAAATCAGTGATCCTTTGAAACAAGGCCAGCGTTTAGGCGGTCGAATTGTAGCTGTTAGCGGTAATTTCATTACTGTTGACGCAGTTCTGACATTAGTTAGTGGAACGGCTTACACGCTGACTGTTGTGATCCCTGGAGGGGATACGGTTACAAATCCCGACAACTCAATCAAGGTAAATCCAGAGTTAAAGGTATTAAATGTTGTCGGCTCTACCGTTGGCGAATCTACGACTGTCGTTGAAGTCGATTCAGCTGTAGCAACGCAAAGTGGTGCTTTATGGGTTCTTGAGTGGACATCAATGAAGGCCGCAACTTATCGGATTATTTCGATTTCAGAAGTTGAGTCTTTGATTTATCAGGTTGAAGCCATTCAATATAACAGCAGCAAATATGGTTACATTGACAATGACTTGCCGGTTGCGATACCAAAGGATCGCTTTACTCTTCAACCTGTAGGCGTACCAACTAACGTTTCAGGCGTTCTTCAATACTCAAATGGTCAAACATCAATTCAAGCTTCATGGCGCGCTCCGCAAGTAAACAATTCAGTTGATCTTTTAGTACGAGGTTACAGGTATCAATGGCGAAAAGTTAACGATACAGAATGGTCAGATTTTGTTCAAGTGCAAGCAACAACCGTTGAAATTCCTCTTTCAGTACACACGTTTGGTAATACTTATCAAGTTCGAGTTGCTGCAATAAATCGTTTAGGTAGCCAGTCTGATTGGGTTGTTTATGACGTTGACGCTTTCCCTGCTATTCCAGATTTGAGCGATGCCGCTTTTGAGGCAACTGTTACACACGCCAACCAGCCAGATGGCACCCAGTTGATCATTGTCGATTCTGGAGCGTGTCCAATTCTGCCTCGAATCAATGGTTTTAAGTGTTGGGTTAAGCCTCGTGTTCTTGGGAAAAAAGCTGATGGCAGTCCTCAGTCCGGTGAAATTCCTGGAGTTAAGCCCCCTGGGGATGATGGCTGGTATTTCTTAGCTGATATTCCGCTAACTGGCTATTACACCGTTGCGTTCCATGCTCCAGACACTTATGACGTTCGCGTCAATTTTACCAGTGCAATTTTTGGGGAAGAACCAACTGATTACATTTACGACGTTGTAGCGCGTGATGAGATTGCGCCACCAACTCCTAGTAACTTTAGTGTTGTTGAGAACCAAAATAGTAGTGGCAAGCGTTTTAGTTGGCAGTTGCCCACGACAGATTATGGCAGTTGGGATCAGGGGCTTGTCGCTGACATTGTGAGCTATGAGGTCAAATACAAGAAAGGAACGCTGGCACTAAACAGTGTTGCGTTTGAAATTGCAACTGATCTTGTCACCGTCAAAACGGCAACTGTTACCGGCACTAGGACCAACCAGCACTTGTTGAGTGTTGGCGATGAGATTGTATTTGCCGCATCTTCTGGGTCGTTGCCTACTGGCGTTGTTTCTGGAACGACGTATTACGTTGCAAGCGATGGTTTCACAAGTACAACATTCAAGATTAGTGCAACAAGTGGCGGCGCTGCAATTAACTTTACCGGTACTGCTACTGGAACTTATAACGTTTCGGCCCCAGCAGATCTAAAGACGCGACTAGATGTCACCGCCAGCTGGGGCGCTGGCATTGAGCTTGCTTCTGGCGGTTTGCCTGCACAACAGCAATGGTTTGAGACGAGTTTGTTTGATGTTGATACGTTTGTAGTGATGGTTAAGTCTGTTGATGCAACGCAATGGCGTGCAGACCTTCCGGCTTACGTTCTTGTCAATATTGGCGCTCCACCAATTAGCAATGCAGTGCATTCAATTGATGCGAGCCTGCCTTCAAATACGTGGCCCGGAGATCGTAGAAACTGCTCTGTTGTTGGCGGAGGTTTAGTCCAAACAGATGCAACGCTTGACAGCTACTTCACTTGGAATTTTGACAACAACAATAATACTGAAAGTGCTTTGCTATTTTCTACAACATCAACAGCAACTTATTCACACTCACTGGTAGCTTTGACAGGCGATGCAATTGAGATAACGCAAGATGTTGACGCCGAGGACGACTTTAACGTTCTCTTAGAAGACAAACCCCTTGTCATAGATGTTGCAAACAATAGCTTTTCAATTCAAAAGAACGGGGTTACCGTTGATCATGATTTAAAGCTTGACGACACTGTGGAGTTTGTTGCTGTTTCTGGTTCGTTGCCAACAGGCATATCGGCAAGCACTGTTTATCACGTTGTTTCTACTGACTTGACGCTTACAGCTTTCCGAGTTGCTTCCAGCCAAGGGGGCACGGCAATCACCTTGAGCGGGTCGGCTTCTGGAACTTATGCGGCTCGCGGGTTTAAACTATTAGCCGAACAGCGGTATTACACGCCAACAGAGTTAGTAAAAGGCGGCGTTGTTCATCCTTACGCGCCGTATGAGAAGCTGCTTGGCGACGTGTACCGGGTCGAGACGCGCTTCAAAAGTCCTGACGGTGGAACGACTGCGGGCACTATCACGGCATTAACGGCTCAGTTGGATTATCCAGATGTGATTGAAAAGCAAAACGATGTTTCAATTGCGGCTGCTGGAACGGTTGTGGCATTGACCAAGACGTTTCGAGCGGTTTCAAGCGTTTCGATTACAGCTCTTCAAACGGGTGGTAGCACTGCGGTAACAGCTGTTGTTACGGCCAAAGCCACCAGCTCGGTTACTATTAAGTGTCTGGACTCCAGCGGGACCGGGGTCACTGGCCTCGTTGACATCACAGTAATTGGTTACTAATGGCTGACGCACGCATTTCCCAGTTACCAGCAGCAACAACGCTGGCCAGCACTGACATTGTTCCGTTTACGAGTATTAGTGCAAGTGAAACGCGCAAGATCACTGCGAATGATTTGGCGATTGTTTTGACCCGGTTGGGTCTGACGGTTGGAACGTCTGTGCCAGCGACTCCATATAACGGTCAACTTTGGGTTGATACAAGTACCAACCCGCCGGTCTTGAAGGTCTACAACGGCGCATCTTTTACGGTTGTCAGTTTTCTGCCTGGATCGTCAGTTGCTACAAGCCCAAGCGGTACTGCACCTTCAAGTCCAGTATTGGGGCAATTATGGCTTGATACATCTCAAACGCCGGATGAATTAAAGGTCTATGACGGCGCTAACTTTGTTCGTGTTGATCCCTTAGGAATTACTGATACTGCGGCAGCGGCTAAGTATTTACAGATCACCACTGCTGCAAGTACATATTTAGCGTTAGCTGGTGGGACGTTGACGGGCGACCTGACACTGACAGGCAATCCCACAACAACCAATATGGCCAGTAACAAGGGCTATGTTGACGCCCAAATTGCTGCGATCCCTGCTGCTACTGACCTGACACCTGCTGGAACGGTTATTTACACGGCAAGATCTACTGCTCCCCCTGGTTACATCAAGGCAAACGGATTTCCGATTAGTCGAACGACGTTTGCGGCGTTGTTTGCAGCGATTGGTACTGCGTTTGGCGTAGGCAATGGATCTACAACCTTTAATGTCCCTGACTTGCGTGGGCAATTTATCCGTGGCTGGAGCGATGGCCACACAATTGATCCCGGTCGAACGTTCGGCCAGCCTCAACTCAGTCAGAACTTATCGCACAGTCATGGTGGATCTGTTACGGGCGCTGGAACGCATGGCCACACTTACGACAGAAGTGCTGCGGGAGCTGGTACAGAGGGAGGAGACCAAGGCGTTCATGATTTCAACACCCCTACGGCAGTTACTGGAAACGGAGCACACAGTCATGGACTTTCTATTAGTGCCGACGGTGGAACAGAATCACGGCCTAGAAACATTGCCTTGCTGGCCTGTATCAAGACCTAACAGTCTGTTCGCTAAAGTAAAAGAAGCTAGTATGGACCGAGTGAGGATCGCTGATGTCTGTCTCTCCAGGCACCTATAATTTCACGCTTCAACGGCGAGCAGATTACTCACTTGTCTTGCAGCTAAAGGACGGAAACGACGCAGCCATTGACCTGACAGGTGCAACAGTTGAAGCGCAAGCTTGGAACAAGCAGCGAAGCACGAAATACGCTGATTTTGCGGTTGCTTATCCCAACCGTGCGAACGGTGAGGTGACCGTTTCGTTAACCGACGTTCAGACGGCTGCATTGCCTGACGTTGCTTATTATGACGTTTTAGTAACGAGTTCTGGTGGTCTTAAGGACTACTACTTAGAAGGTCAAATCACTGCTTCAGAGGGGTACACGGCATGACATCGGTAAACGTCACCGCGCCAATCACCAAGGTTACGGTGGACGGGTCAACGTCTGTCGTTACAGCGACAACCGCTGGACCGCAGGGAGCAATTGGCCCTGTTGGCCCAGGGATTTTGATTGATGATTCCGCTAAAGTCGACAAAAGCATCGTTTATTACGACTCGGCCTCCGGGGAGTACAAGGCAGACGCAACCTGGACTACAGACACACTTGTTCTTGGAGGTAACTTTTAAGCCATGACCAACACTATCAGGATCAAAAAAAGAGCCGCTGGCGGTGCATCTGGTGCGCCAAGTAGTCTTGCGCCAAGTGAGTTAGCGTACTCAGAGGTTGACAACATCCTGAGCTATGGCTTTGGGGACGCTGGTGGTGGGGCTGCAAGTTCTGTTATTTCGATTGCTGGCTCTGGAGCGTTTGCGACGCTTACCGGCAACCAGACTTTAAGTGGCAACAAGACTTTTACTGGAACGGTTGATCTTAGTGGGGCCACTCTTAGCGGTAATACTACTTTTGACAATAATTTAACGGTAGCCGGTGATTTAACTGTTCAAGGCACCACAACAACCATTGATTCAACCACGATTGATGTTGCTGACAAAAACATTACCTTGGGTAATGTCAGCACTCCAACCGATACAACGGCTGACGGTGGAGGAATTACCCTTTTAGGCGCAACCAATAAGCTATTTCGCTGGCTTGATTCGTCAGATAGTTGGACATCAAGCGAACACTTAGATTTGGCCTCAGGCAAGTCTTATTACATCAATGGCACAAGTGTTTTAAGTCCCACAACTCTTGGCAGTGGCGTTACCGCTTCTAGTCTTACTTCTGTTGGAACGTTAAGCAGCGGCACTTGGTCTGCCTCAACAATTGCAGTCAATAAAGGAGGCACTGGCCAAACCAGCTACACCAATGGTCAGCTGTTGATTGGTAATACCACTGGGAACACGTTGTCAAAAGCAACGTTGACTGCTGGCTCAAACATTACGATCACCAATAGTGCAGGCGGCATCACAATTGCTGCTGCTGCTGGTACTCCTACAGCCGGAGACGGTATTGATGTTGCTGGTTCAACGGTCAGTGTTGACTTAAAGGCTAACGGCGGTTGCGTTATTGAATCAACTGAACTTGCCGTTGACCTTGGAGCGTCATCGATTACCGGAACTCTTGCGGTAGCGGACGGCGGAACAGGTGCTACGACGTTGACAGGCATCTTGAAAGGCAACGGAACATCTGCGTTTAGTGTTGCAACTGCTGGAACAGATTATCTATCAAACGCCTCAACTATTGACGGAGGAACTTTCTGATTCATGGCTAATACAATTCGGCACAAAAGAGGCACTAGCGATCCTGCTGCTAGTGATTTTTCAGAAACAGCTGAACTGCTTGTTAATACATCAGACGGCGGACTATTCACCAAAACAGACGGTGGATCTGTTGTTGAAATTGGAGCGGGTGGTGGTGGAACGGTTACCAGCGTTGACAGTGGCACTGGTTTAACTGGTGGGCCAATTACAACAAGCGGAACATTATCGCTTGCAAATACTGCTGTAAATGCTGGCAGCTACACTGCTGCCGATATTACTGTCGATGCACAGGGAAGGGTTACGGCTGCAAGCAGCGGAACTGCTGGGGTTAGTGACACATCGTCAGCAAGTACAAGTATTGGAATTGGTTTAGAATCTTTTGATAATGATACTTCTAACAGCGATTCTGTCGCTATAGGCTATCGTGCATTAAAAGCATCAACTACCGCAGGCAAGAACACTGCGGTTGGAGCTAAAGCATTGACGGCTTATAGTTCTACAAGTTCATCTGCAAAAAATACGGCGATAGGTAATAGCAGCCTTCAATCGTTGACGACAGGTAAACTCAACACTGCTGTAGGTGAAGTATCCCTCTATAGTTTGATCACTGGAAATTATAATACGTCGTTGGGCGCACAGACGGCTTTCAGCTTTACTGGCTCAAGCTCTACTTTTCTTGGCTTCCAGGCTGGATTCACTAGCGCCATATCAAACACCAACATAACTGTTATAGGTAATGGCGCTTCTCCAAGTTCAACAACGGTAAGTAACGAAATTACACTAGGCAATACTAGCGTCAACAAATTTCGTGTTCCAGGTATTAACTTTATTCTCAAGGATAATAGTTCACTACCATCTACTGGCCAAGTTCTAACTGCCGACAGCAGTGGTGAAGGTTATTGGGCTGATGGTTCAAGTGGCTTTGAAACTATTAGAGCAGGAAATACTAATGAGTCGTTCAAAATTGGTACCGATGCACTTAGTTCGGTGGCTCAAAGCATTAGCAATTCCTCTTTTGCGGCAGGCTATGAAGCACTAAAGTCTGCGGTTCATATAGCAGAGCGTAACATTGCTATTGGGTACAGAGCATTGTATACAACATACACTGGGGATGACAACATTGCTTTCGGATCTGAGGCTCTTTTTTCCAATTATGATGGGATTAGAAATTTTGCGGCTGGGTATGAAGCTCTTAAAAATAACACCTCTGGCGGCAACAATGTAGCCATAGGTTATCAAGCTTTACTAAATAAAACTACCGGGCATCATAACATAGCCTTTGGTTATCGAGCCTTAGTAAACAACACTACTGGCGTTAACAATATATGTATTGGCAATGGAGCTAGCGGCAGTTCAGCAACAGTAAGCAACGAAATCACTCTAGGAAACACGAGTATTACCAAATTTCGTGTTCCAGGTATTAACTTTATTCTCAAGGATAATAGTTCACTGCCGTCTACGGGCCAAGTACTAACTGCTGACAGTAGTGGTGAAGGTTACTGGGCTGACGGTGGCTTTGAAGCTATTTCGTCAGGCAATTTTCAAGAGTCGTTCAAAATTGGTACGGATGCACTCAGTGTGCTTACAACAACAGGTAACTACTCGTTTGCGGCAGGCTATGAAGCACTAAAGGATGCGACCACTGGCGCGACTGGTAACGTCGCCATTGGATTCAGAGCCCTTAAGGCTGCAACTTCTGCGGATTACAATATTGCTTTGGGGTATAACGCTCTCCTTTCAAATACCACTGGAGGTTGGAACTTTGCTGCTGGGCGAGATGCCATGTCTAGCAGTCAAAGTGGAACTCATAATACTGCCATAGGGTATCAATCTCTTCCCTTTAACACCAGTGGAGCCGTTAATCTTGCTCTTGTACGCAATGCTTTAGAAAGCAACACAACTGGGAGTCATAACGTAGGTTTGGGCTACCAATCTTTACGGTACAACACTACTGGAAGTTACAATGTAGGGATTGGCTACAGGGCCTATGGAAGTTCCGCAACTGTAAGCGGTGAAATTACGCTAGGGGGAACAACTCACAGTGCTCTTCGCTGTAATGTTCAAACAATTAGCAGTCTATCTGATGGCCGCGATAAAACTGAAGTAGAAGAATTGCCTGAAGGGCTTGAATTTATTAGCAACTTAAAGCCTGTCAAATTCAAATGGCAAACACGCGACGGTAACACCAAGGATGGAACTGCCGAGGCAGGTTTTATTGCACAAGATCTGCAATCCTCTCAAGTTGCAGCTAATGCTGATTACCTAGGGCTGGTGATGGACGAAAACCCTGAGCGTTTAGAGGCGTCCTATGGAAAGCTTGTTCCTGTGTTGGTAAAAGCAATTCAGGAGTTAAAATATGAAGTGGAGCAACTAAAAGCCAATGCCTGAAGACACGATCACAGCCGAGCAGATTGCTCAACACTATTCTGCGGCGATGGATAGCGTCAATCTGATCAATGATTTGATGGCGCAGGAAAGCCGCAACGAAGAAGAGCAAGATACGGTGGATCGTAATGTTGACCACCTTGAAATCATGGTTGCCAAGGACTTTTGGACAACAGAAGACCTCACACCATTGAACAACGCAATCACTGCTGGAAGCTAATGCAACGCCCTGACCCTATGATTCCCAGCAAGCCTGGAGCGGAAGACCAAGAGGCAATGCGGAACAGATCCGCGTGGATCGAAGCCCTTTACAAATATGAAGGCCGTGATGACAAGGATCATCCGATGCACGGCTTGTATACAGGGCTAGCAAAGAAGCATTACAACACGATGAGCATCGATGGCTAAACCAAGCGGTGCTTCTGAGGTTGATTTTGTCAAAGGGAAACCTAAAAAAACTTGCCAGGGAAATGGGAAGCATTCCAAACCGTCCCATGGAAGGAAGCCACTTAGGGGCCAAGGCAAGTAAACTCTGAGTGGTTTTGCTTAATTTCATGATCAAGTCTTTTTCTTGCACTCTTGGTGCTCTTGCCTTTGGAGCGTCTGCTGCTGTTGCTGGTCCTTATGCCAACGTTGAGGCGAATGCTGGCTGGGTCGGTTCTGATTATTCAGGCAACGTGACCGACCTGCATTTGGGCTATGAGCATAGCGAAGGCCCTTACAGCGTTTATGTCCAAGGCGGTCCGGCTTTTGTCTCTGTTGATGGCATGGATTCTGAGATGGAATTTTCCGGCAAGCTGGGCGGTTCTGTTCAAGCATCCGACAAGGTTTCTGTTTATGCAGAGATTGCCGGTATTACTGGCGACTTGAACAACAGCTACGGCGGCAAGCTTGGTGCCAAGTGGGCTTTTTGAGCTAAAGTTTGAGTGACTGAGTGTCGGGCTTAGTCAGACGATGGAGAGTTCCCCTAGTAGTCTCACACTGCTAGGGGTTTTTCATGCAGAAGATTTTCAACGTAATCAGTGTCTTGTCGTTTGCGATGTCTGGAGCGTTAGTCGGTGGCAGCTATTACGCTTTCAGCAAGTTGCCAGAACTGAAACAACAGGCAATAGATGAAGCTAAAGCTCTTGTCGGTGAATTAGTGTCTGGAGCGGTGACAGATGCGATGCCTGGGCAAGTCAAAGAGATGATCCCGGTATTGCCAACTGAAACTGGTCCTGCTTTGCCTTTTTAATGTCAGATCTGATCAACTCTCCGTCCCACTACAACCAAGGTCGCATCGAGACTATTGAGGTGATTGAGGATGTCATTCAGGACGCTGACGACGTTGTGAGCGGTTATTTACTGGGCCAAACGCTCAAGTATTTGCTCAGGATGTGGCACAAGGGCAATGCGCTCCAGGATGCAGGCAAGGCCAGTTGGTATTTGGATCGGTTGATCGCCCGGTTACAAGGCAATGCCTGA